CATTGTAACTTACATGAACCCATCCATAATTAAACTCGTTAATTAGCTGATCAAACTCAAGCTCATTCTTTATGTATTCAAAAATCTGTTTGTTAGTCACACCTGGAATATTATCCATATCTATATCTGCTGCTTTACCTTCGCAATGCTGTGACCTTAAACTTCCACCTATATAATGATTGAGAACCTTACTTCTATAGCCACTAGAAATGATGATAGGACCAAACTTCATTCTGATTGGTTCTAATACTCTTTCACAAAGTATTTTGATGTTCCCTATGTGTTCAGGAGTTGGTTGGTTAGATACACCATGTCTTTTAGCTGATTCGCTACGAGTAAACTCTGCTAGATTAAAGTGTGCTGATAGTTGCATGATATACTAAATTAGAACTTTTTCTTGTAGTGCTTTTTTACGAAAGCAAACATCTGCATTCCTAACCATACTATAGTCATCAAATAAACGATTGTCTGTAAGAATGGATTGATATTTACAAACCCAAAAATATTAAGCCATGAGATAGCTGTGAATGTGATGCCTATTGGAGTTAAATCTGAGTTCAAATCGTTGAATTGTGACATTTTACTTCTTATTAAAAATTGTTGTTACTATACTTGCTGATAACAAAGTTGCAGAATACATCAATAGTGAATCAAAAGCCACTTGAGGTAATAACGAACAAAAGATGCCAATTATTGCACTTAATAATGCTAATAAACCAGCTACTCTTTTAGAACTTACTTCACTACCTCCTGAAACCATATCCTTAAAAAACTTCATTATTTACCTATTTTGAAATATAAGCTACCTGAGTATCCTATATTATTATTTTTATTAATATTTACATTAAGCCCTATTAGAGCCTTATTTTTGGCATTAAGCATGATTCCAGGACTTAGTACTTCTAAGCTATTAGACTCGCTTAAATCGCCTCTAAAGCCCAAATAAAGACTATTCTTAGCTTTAGCTGCCTTAGTAATGGTGGTAAGTATGGTTTTTTCGGTTATTTTAGCCTCAAATCCCCTTGATTGGATCTTATTTTGGCTTATAGTGTCGTTGATGACAAAGGTATTAGAATCTACATTAATGGTGTCAGAATACGCATAAGTACGCATATAATCGCTTACTATGCGTATAGTATCATGTACCAAATAACGTACAGAATCATGTACAGTATCAGTAGCTATTATAACATAAGGAATATCTTTTCCTTTCATCCACCTGGTGGACACTTTTGTTTGATACACAGTATCGGTCTTTACAGACTCAATAACAGCACTTGAGCTATGGCATGATTCATATAGCCACACCATAGCAAAGAAACAAAGGATAATAATTAAATAGTCCTTAATATGTTTCATTATTCAGCAGTTTCAATAGTTTCTTCAACAATTGGTTCTGGTTGAGGAGGTACTGGAGGTACATAATCACCTGTGATTGTTACATCAATTTGAGTAGCTACCCAATTGTAAGCATAATCATTTGTAGCCCAACCATCGTAATCTTCGCCAGTCATAGTTAAGTTACCTTGTTGTAATTGACTTTGACTATCACTTAAAAGTGCATAGTAAAAAGTAGCAGCATCGCTTAAATTGTCATTAATGCAATAAGCGTTAAGGATTGTTGCCGTTCCTAAGTTTAGTGGGAATACCACAGGTTGAATTGTCTTCATATTATTTATTTTCTAATTGTTTAATTCTTGTTTCTAATTCTTGAATAGCTGCAATTAGTACCGGTATTAATTCAGTATATCTTACACCTAAATATTCAGTTTCATCTGTTTGTTTTTCTTCTGGTTTAGATGGTAGCTTATTTTTATCAATTACTTGAGGAAATACTTTTTCTACATCTTGTGCAATAAGACCTAATACTTCTGTTTTACTATTATCTGATTTCCAACTAAAATTAACTGCTCTTAATGTCATTAATTTAGATAAAGCACTATCAATAACACTATTTATATTCTTTAATCTTTCATCAGAATTTGCAGTCCAAGAAGTAGCTCCATTAGCTAAATATACACCAGCATTTGATTGATTATAAACTAAATAATTGTTACTACTATCTGGCCCAACTTTCCAAAAATTACCAGATGATGCACCAGTATTTCTTGTATATAATGGAGTTGTACCACTTCCATTAATTTGAAGTGCATATCCATTATCAGTTGTAGAACCTATTAATACATTACCCCCCGAAGTGATAGTCATTCGTTCTTCATTAGCAGTATCAAAAGCTATTACTTCCGAACCTGCATTTATTTTTATAGCAGTATATCTATTACCAGCATCATTTAATCCTTGTAATCTTAATCTTCTTGTTGAATTAGTTGTTCCTACTACTTCCATATAAATACCAGTACTATCATTAGAAGTATTTATATAATTAGTTGCACTACCCCATTGTAAAGAACCAACAACTTGTAATTTTTCAGTAGGACTACTCGTTCCGATTCCAACGTTACCTTCAGGAAATGATATATTCCCAGCAGTAGTACCACCAGCAGTTAAATTTTGAATAATTGCAGTAGTATTTCCAGTTGTTGCTACGTGTCCTAATCTCAAAAGAGAACCAGCAGAACCTGATGAATAATCAGATGTTTGAAGAAATAAAGTATTATTAGGACTTGAACCAGGATTTTTAAATATACCATTTGTTGCCGTTACACTACTTGAGAATGTAGCAGCACCAGTTCCACTAATTGTTAATCTATCTGTATTATTTGTTTTTAAAATTAAACTAGCATTGGCATTATTTCCTATTCTTAGTTCACCACTTTCACACCATAATTCCATATCATTTTGGATACTAAATAAGTAGCCTTTATTAACACCGCCTAGCATAAAAGCAAGAATTGATCCTTGACCAGCACCAGCACCTCCATCTATTGCTAGAACTTGTCTACTTGTTGCAGTGTATCCGGGGCTTATTGTTCCAACACCTATGCTACCAGTTGGTGATACATATAATCTTGTTAAATTATTAGTTACATCTAGTAAAGAAAAACCAGCATTTCCGACATTATTAACACCAGCTACCCATGAATAATCGCCACCACTAGTGCCAGTATTCTTGATTCTTACTCTTGCCATTGACTGATCATTTGTATCAATGGTTAAAATATTACTAAACGTAGCACTTGTACCACTTAAAGCACCATACATTTGTTGTGTTCCATCTGAATTATATTGATGTATTATTGTAGGTGTTGTAGATGTGCTTCTGTAAATTTCCCACCTTCCATAAGTTGAAGCATCTGAACCTGTAAAATATGTTCTTGTTATTGCATTTGATTCAGGTTGTGTTAGCCATTTTCCAATTCCTAAACTTCCAGTACCACTTCCAGCATTAAAAATTGCAGTCAAAGAATTAAAACTTGAACTTGTACCACTTAAAGCACCGCCAAATGTACCAGTACCACTTGCAGAAAGATTACCTGCATTTGTTACCTTGAATCTTTCAGCACTAACTCCACCCACTTCACCTTGTGCATAAAAGATATTCCCTGATTTTACATTTGAATAAAAACCACCTGTATTTATACCTGTACCCCATGCCATTATAGCATATGCATTACTTGAATCTGTAGTCAAAACAGATACTAATTTGTTCGCTGATGTAACAGATGAACCTACACCTACAGTTGTACCATTGTCATAAATCTGACTATTTCCAATTGCGTTTGTACTTGTAAATAACGGCACTCTGCCTGTTGTACCGATTATTGCATTATTAATATCGCTTGTAAGAGCAAGAGTACCTGAAGCAGCAGGGAAGGTGTATCTATAACCATTTGCAGTAGAAAAATCCAAAAAATTTGCTACCCCAACTCCATTATAAAAACCAAAGCTATATATTCCACTACCTTCTGTTGAAAATAAAGTTGTATAACCTGAATCTGTTGTATATGAACCTAAATTTTGTTTTAATCTTATAACATTATCAAAATTGCTTAAAGCACTAAATGTCTTTGCTCCACTAAATGTCTGCGTTCCTTCTAAAAGTGCTAAAGTTCCAGATAGGTCTGGTAGTGTGTAAGTTCTTGATGTGTTTGTAGCCCAAGCAGAAAAGTCAAAAGTAAATGTCTTTAAGTTACCAGCAGATATTGCTTGTGTAATACTTACATTACCTGTTACTGATGAAAGTACAGAATACCCATTTTCAAAAAGAGTTCCTGATGATAATATTTTAAAATTATATCCTCCTTCTGTTGTAATTAAACCAGCTTTTAATCCATAAGTTCCTAAGTTAACTGATTGTGTTGCTCCTGTATAAGGAACGTATGAACTTAGATTGCTTGTCAAAGCTATTGTTCCACTTGCATCAGGAATTTGTAAAATTTTAACAGTATTATTTGTTACACTACTTGCATCAAAAGTTACATTTTTATAATTTGTTGTTCCTGTATTAAAACTAATAGTTAATTGAGTTGTTCCTAAAGCAGAAATACCTGTATATCCTGCACTTGAACCTGTACTACTTGCAACATATTGTTTAAATGATAATGCTCCGCCTTGTGATGTATTTCCATTTATATTTAATGAACTTCCTGCACTTAAAGAATAAACACCCAAGTCAACACTTCCTGTTGCTCCTGTATAAGGAACTTTGTTATTAAAAGTACTCCAATCCGTTGAACTTAACTTACCTGTATTTGTAGCTGAAGCAATAGGTAGGTTAAAAGTATGTGTATCACCACTTGAAACGATAGCAAAGTTTGTTCCGCTTGTTCCTGTGGTTAAGAATTGTGATTGGTCGGTTAAGTTATTTAAAGAAACCATTCCCTTAGATAACGTAGTAACTACTTGACACAAATGACCATTCTCGGTATGTAAAGTAACTGTTCTACCATCAACGTTTACATAGATTCTAATTGCTAATCTATCCGTTAAAGCTAATGTTGCAGTAGCAACAGGAATAGCGAAATAATAAGGTGCTATCGTAGAGCCTTGATTAATCGATTCTGGAACTCCAACGCTTGAACCTAATAAGGTAAAAGTTGTACCATCGTACTTATAAAGTTCTGCATAAGTGGTAGGGTTTCCTGTTTCGTTATTTACACTAAAATAAAACTCACAATTAAAGTTTCCGCCAGGCACTAAGATTACATCTGGGTCATTTGCATCAGTTAAGTAACTCGCTACATATCCGTTAGCAGATATAGCAATGTCAGTTCCAGCACCTATGATTGGTTCTTTACTTAACTCTCTATAAGCAACCCCTCCGATTGTACCTTGTGAAACACTTGAATTAAGATAATAAGATACTGAACTACCTCCACCACTTGATGTTGGAAAATCAGCTAACGTACCATCTCCTCGTACATATTGAGAAGCCTCTCCATCTAAAGCGGTTATTATACCACTATTAGCCACTACTGGACCTTGTATTGCCCTTATCTTTGCTTCCCCCGTTACTTGTAACTGACTCATCTATATATAAATTTTAACTATTATTTTGCAATTATTCTGATAAATTCATTAGCCTCTAAAACTCTGCCAAAGGTAACAAGTCCTGTTGAAGCGTTAAATGTTACATTCTCTCCTAAAGGAGTACCAAATGTTTGTATTGTTCTAACTTCAATACCACCTCTTGTAACTGACAAGCAAGTTCCACCAATTGCTGCTGCAAAAGTCACTGAAATTTCTCCACCAGTAGCTGTATATTGATACATAATCACATTTGAAGTTTCTATTATTACTCCAGCAGGTGTAACTTGTGTACCTGTTATTGTATAAGCACCAGAGCCTTGTAGTGACACGCTATATGTTGAGGCTGCCTCTACCCCTGCACTTAAACTAAGTGAGCTTAAATTGGCTGTACCTGTGAATATAGAGTATCCTAGAGTTCCGCTACCATCTCCATTATCATTGTCTACTTGAAACTTAATCAAAATAGGTTCTCTAGTCAACTGAAGGTTAGCCAAGAATAAGTAAGAATAGTCGCTTAAAGCAACAAAACCATCAGCATTGATAGTCCATGATGCTACGTCATTCTTAAACTCTCTAAACCATGCAGAAGATGCCGAAGTAACTTCTCTTTGATCTACAGAAACCTCAAAAGAACAGTTTGTAGCTGCTCCAAATGGGATACCTACAGAAATATTAGTTGTAGTTGTACCAGGATTATCAGCTTGTGTAAATAAGGTTATGGCATTAGTAGTTGTACCTAAGTAAACTGCTTCTATAATTATTCTATCAGTATTCAACAAAGCTGTTGTAGGAATAGTCATATTAGTATTATATAAAGTCTTACTAATAGATGTTAGCGTAGTTTCAGCAGAAGTCGCTAATAAGGTAGCTGTAGTACCAGCATATTTATATAGCTTATATTGTATTTTAGCACCTGTAAAGGCAGTAGCTATAGAATAATAAGCTGATATAGTCCATGTACCAGCAGTAATCTCAGTAATGTTAGGATCACTAACATCTGTTATAAAAGAAGCTATTACTCCTGCTCCTGTTTTATTAAAGTTAGTAGAGGTACCAACTAATTGAGTTGTGCTTAATTCTTTACAAGCAAAACCATTTACAGTTACTCCTTGATTTATAGAGCCATTAAAATAGTATTGCTTATTTGTGTCGTACTTATATAACACTATGTTAGTTCCGTTAATTACTGATGCCATATTAAAAATATCTTTTAGGTTTTGTTACAGGTATTTCACCTTCATATACTATTGTTTCTGTTGATATGTTGTCTTGATTTGTTACTTCTATTAACTGAACGCTATTTACTTCGTTATTATATGGATTTGTTGTAAGCCTATTTATAAGAAACTTTTTATCATTATAAGACAAAGCATTTGTAGATGCATCTTGAATAGTATAAGTTTTATCTAAATAAATCATACCTAAAGATGAATTATAAGCCCCTAAGTCGCCTTCTAATGTTGCTATGTTTCTATTCAATAAGTTTGAGTATTGCCTCATAACTAATTGAGGTAAATTATCAAATGATTCAGCAGGTTTCCCATATCTATACCAATCAGTCAAAGTAACTCCACTAGCATTTACATATTGACCTTTGTAGTTTAAAACTTGATATGCAAACAATTGTGGATATATTAACCCATATAAAAGTTCAATGCTTTTAGTTATTTGATTATTATCTACTGATCTAGTTATTTTAAGTTCTGTTATATCACCTTCAGATTGAGTTAATTTAAAATTTCTTAAATATCCAATTCTAGAAGTGCCTCCTATATTAATTACTAAAAATGAACAATTTACAAAGCCTTGCATTAATACATCGCCTGTAGAAGTAGTTTGCGCTCCTAATGGTAGCTTAATTGATTTTGTTTCATAGTTATTATAACTACTTGCACCAATTTGAATATAAGAACTTACTGTAGTCCATGTATTATCACTTTTTAAATAATAAGAAGTATATACAGCACCATTTGGGACTAATATTTCTATATAAACTCTCATTGAGCCATGAAAGTCAAATGATAAAGTAGCCTCTGGACCATACATTTGTGGTAAATAAGCAAAACTAGAAGGAAATTCACCCATAGTTACAGATGCAGTACCGCTAGTTCCTGAGAATATTCTAAATGTATTAAATTGTTCAATTGAGCTAGTTTCCAATGTTACATTTCCAGTACCTGTTTCATTAAAATCCCATCCTTTTGGAAATCCAACAAAATCTAATTGTTTTAATGATCCATTATGAATATAATTATCTGCATATTCATAAGGGATATTTGTAATTATATTAGGGTATCCTTTTTTAACTATTTTGACTTGACTATTATTTATAAAATGAACATTGTCTTCGTTGTAAGGTTCAATGTTAATTATATTATTTAATACACCACTGCCAGATATTGTTGGCTCGTCTTCTACTACATATCTTGTATAGTATATAGTAGTCGCCATTTGATTCATTGGTAAAATATACCAATCACCATTAGCTTGAAATAGCCTACAACCAAAAGATTTAATTATATTGTCTAAAATTGTATAATAATCTAAATTTACAAAATCCCTTCTATATTGATATGTCTGACTAAATGGTTCATCTCCACCAGCATCTCCTCTATCAAACATTCCTGATGCATAATATGAGCAACAGGCATATAAAAATGTCATATTTGGATATGGTAATTTATTTAAAGACGTTCCAATTATTTCTAATAATTTTACAGTATCATTTATACTTGTTATAGAATCATAAATGTTATATCTTAAAAATGATAAACCATCAATACAAACAATATTTACCTCTTGATTACCTGTAGTAAATTGTACATTTACATAGTCATTAAAAAGAAAACCTTTCCATTTAATATTTACTCCAATTACTAACTCAACATAATATTTATTGTCATTAAAATTTAGTAAATCAGGGAAATTAGCATAATCACTTTCATCAGATATTAAAAAAGATACATTTAACTGAGATGATATTATGCCTCCAATTGGGTCTTCTTCATTTGAGTTAGGTTGTATCTGTATAGATGTAGCTTCGTATGTATATACATCATTGTTTAATGGATCTTCTTCGTAAATCTTTACTACTTGAAGTAAGTCATCTCTTAACTTTTGTGTTATAGTATATTTTAAAACGTATGCCATTATGCTAAACTAATGTTTTGTCCTTTAAGATTTGATGCCTTTTGTGCTCTATTAACAGACAATAGTAAGTCTTGTCCTCTTAGAACAAATTGACCTCCTGAACCACCACCTATTAACGTCTTTAGTTTATCCAATGGAGCTACTACTTCAGGGTTATGACTAGCACCAGGATATTCGCCCATAAGACCCATAGTAGGACCTGATACAATACCACCATTTGCCATTTTCTTAGGTGGGAATGCCATAGCACCTAAACCCATTCCTTGCGTAAATAAACCACTAAATAAATCTCCTCCAGTAATACCAGCCTTTGCTAATGTTTCTGGGAATATAATAGTCATTAATAATGCAGTTATAGCTGCTGTTGCAGCAACTTTAATTAATTGCTTTAAAAGGTCAGTAAACATCTTTTGCAAAACTTCTCCAATATTAGCACTCTTGTCTAATAACATATCCATTGAAGGTCCTAATGCTGACATTATACCATTCCCAATTTGTATTATAGAAGAAGCTGCTTCTTGAGTTATTGCTTTATTATTATTTGACCATCCTTTAAATATAACCCCTAATCTATTTATATAATCTTGATAACTAATTAAGTTATTATCAAGCATAAATTGCAAGTCAGAAGCCTCTTGCTCATATATAGACTTTTGTTGTAACCTATCTCCTGTACTTAAATTTTGTTTATTCTTATAAAATTCATCAAATACATCTAATTGATTCTTATAAGCGTCTATAGTTTTATTTAATTCTTCTTGTTCAAATTTTGCTTGATTTTCAACATCTTTATTTCTAATTTGTTGTATTCCTTCCTGAGTCTGTTTTTCAATTAATAATCTTTTATTTTTGAAATCTTCAGCTATGGCTTTTTTATCATCACTAGAAAGTTTGTCTATTTCCGCTTGTTTTAAAGCAACTCTTTCCTCTTCATCTAAAACAAGTAAATTGTAATATCTTCTAGTAAACAAATCATCTTCATAAAGCTTAGCTTGTGATTTTAATGCGTCTAAGGCTTTTGTGCTTACTTTTTCTTTAGGAGCTGGTGCAGGAACATCAGTTTCTAAGGCTATAGATTTAGTAGCCGCTTCTTGATATAACCCATCTAATCTTGTAAGTTCTTTATCAATTACATCTACAGTACCCTTAATTACATTTTCCTCTTCTCTAATTCCTTTGATTTGTGTATCAATTAAGCCTTTTAAATGCTTTGCAGATTCAGTATAACCTAATGCTTTCATTTGGTTAACATACTGTATGGCTTTTTGTATCTTAAAGGTCTTTTGAAGTGCTAATTGATATAACTCTTCTTCTTTAGCAAACTTTTCAGCAGATAATTTATTTATTTTCCCAGCAATAGCTGTAGCTTTTGCTCTTTCGATAATAGCACTTTTTACTCCATCTACTGCATTTTTAACATTGCCATTTAAAATAGTTTCTTTATCTAAATTACCAAAATATGCTGGATATTCTGATTGTAGTTGCTTAACAGCTTCTAATCTTTTATCCATAGAATTGCCTGCATCTCCTGCTATTTTAACTAAAGTTTGCATTTTAGTTATTTCTTCGCCAGCAGATCCCATTGATGATTTTAATGATTCGGCATATTCTTTATTTGCATCTTGCAATATTGTTAAAGCATTCTTTGTTTTAAAGAAACCAGCATCCCATGCTGTAAAAAATGCAATAAGAGCAGAAGTTGCTAAATAAATTGGACCAGTCATTCCTGCAAAGCCACCTATAACAGCAGGAAGGTTATTTTGTATACCTCTAAATCCATATGGCAAATCTTGTATAATTAAAGCAAAGTTTGTCCATTGTTTATTACCTTGTTTTACTTCTCCACCAGCTTTAGATGCAGCAGATGTAGCGCCTTTCATGGCTTTTTCAGCACCATTAATTGCACCTTCTGCCTTAGTCATTTCATCGGCAAATATCTTTACATCTTTTCCTAATACTTTACTTAATGCGTCAGACATTGCCTTAGCATTCTTATTAAACTCAGCAAGGTCTAGGTTAATATTGACTTTTATATTCTGATCAGCCATTTTGCTTTATTGGTTTTACGTTTTCGTATTTTTTAAGCACTTCACTCAACTCTTCGTTGGTCATCACTCTTTGCTTCACAAAGTTACGATTATCGCAGTCAAGTGACAAAAGCTCACTAGGCTTAACTTTTTTGCCTTTTGGAAGTTGCATATTAATTAAAATAGTAGTTTGCCATCTAATCTTTACCCAATCTTGCTCTTCTTTATGACGGTATCCATACCAAACAAAATCTAGTTCAGCCATCGTCATATCCCAAAACAAATGGGGAAGCACTTGGCACTCCCCCATTGTATATCTTTCAATATCAATCCACTCTAATTTTTTTTTACCGCATCTTTATCTGCTTTCTTAGTAGTTGATTCTTCTAATCCACTATTTAAGCTTTCGGTTAATGCAGCCATTACTTCCTGGAACTTTTTACCACCAATTCCACCCATGTCATCAATCCAATCACAGGTATCTAAATCGGTAAACTTTGGAGTTATACCTTCTTTATATAAAGGGTATTCAGCCGCAGCTCTAAATAAGTTACTAATAGCATCAAGTGATGATGTACCACTTAAAGCCTCTCCTATATCAGAAGGACCAATTCCTTGAAGTTGACAGAATCTTTTTAAAGACCATGTACAAAACCTCATAGGTATCTTAGTCCCATCGCTTAGGGATAGTTCGTAATGTCCTCTCATATTTTGGTGTTTTTGGTGTTATTATGCGTTAGTAGCCTGAGTCAATACTCCTTGTCCTGTGAAAGCAGCAGAGTAAGTAACTGGAGATTCCATATCAGCAGTGATGTCTAAGCTTTCTACAAATGCAGAACCAGACCAAATTAAATCACCTACTATTGGAGTACTACCAGTAACTGTAGTAAACTTAACTGTAACTACACCCCTACCGTTTAAGGCAGAGAAAATATCTCCTACTACATAGCTTGTACCTGTTGGTTCAACTGTTGTAAGACCATCTGTAGTTAAAGACCAAGAACGCAAACCTGCGATTTGATCAGCCCATCCACCACTTGATTTAGTTGTTGCATCTGGTAAGTCAGCACTTACTGATAAAGAACATGATGTAGAGTGAGCTACAACTTCAGTTCCTACTAGAACTACTAGGTTTGTACCATTAAAAATTCCTGTTGTTGGCATTTTATTTTATTTTAATTTTTTATAATATTTGAGTTACAAAATGATTCATTGTAATTACTCTTCTAAAGATATAAGCTTCATCTACATAATCAAATGTAGCAAAGTTTGTACCCATGACACGAGTAACTATTTTAAAGTCAGGAGAAGCACTTGGGTAATCAGGTACATTAACGCCTATGATCCCTAACAATTCGTTAGCCCACTGGTCTACCGATTTCTGCCCTACTTCACCTGACTTATTGGTTTTATAAACAATATCAAACTGTATAGTAACATCAAAGTTATAACTCTGCTTGTCGCTATTTTCAACTGATGTTTGACTGCTTATAATCAGAAAAGGAGGATTAACTGTATCAGGCGCAATAGTATCATAAACACCCAAAGAAAAACTTTGTGATGCTAACTTATCTACATAAGCCTTCCTTATAGCTAATCCGCAATCTTTCATTAAGCTTCTGTTTCAGCTTTTACTTCTTCAAGATTTTGCTCCTGAGCAAGTTTTGATAAGAACTGAGTTAAAGGTAAACCAAACTTAGTTGGCATTTCTTGGATAAATGCGTCTAATTGTTTTACCTGCTCTTCGTTTAGTGTAATGTTCATGGTATTGATTTTGTACAAATTTAATGAATTATATTTATATCTTTATCTGCTTTATCCTATTTACCATTTTGCCTATCAGCTCATCAGTAGAATTAAATAAATAAGCATCTGCATCTTTTTTTATCTTTTTCTTGCCCATTCCTTTAAAATCTTCTGCATATTTAGTTAAAGCTTTATTATCTAGCGTTTTATAAGCTAAATTTGGCTTTCTTCCTGTTCCAAATTCAACAAAAGCTGCATAATTAATTAGATGACCTTTGCTATTGCTTACATTGGATAATCCAGCCTTAACCATAGAAGACCCATTAGAAAGTCTTGTTGCTCTGATTGTACTTCTTAATGCACCTGTATCTACGGCAACTTTATTTTTAGCTTTATTTTCAATCTCTACGGCTGTTTCATAGATTATTTTGGAAGCCTCTTTAGTCATTATTTGTGATGCTTGTTTAAACTTATTAAGTATAGCATCTTTGCCATGTATATTAACTTGAAATCTTGCCATTATTTAAGAGTTGAGCAGCCTATTAAGAAATACTTATTGCTATCACCTTCATTAATAACTGAATTTATGTTATAAAGGTTTGATTGATAAGATATTACAAGTTTATTTGTAAACACTTTAGACGTAGTATATCTAATCCTAAAAGTAATATCATCGCTTATATTATCTTTTCCTGCTATATCTGACCTGTCATTTGTATTCCTAGACATCTGAGCCCAACAAGTATAATAGTCTACCAAAGTAGTTACTATACCTCCAGCTCCGTCAGAAACGCTTGATTGACTTTGGAAAGTAATCCTATTGTGTAATTTACCTATCATTAGATAATAACGTTTATGCGTTTAAATGGCTTCATAAGCTCGTATGCGGTCATCAAATTAGCTGATGGCTTAGTTGCCTCAACTGAAGACTCTCTGTACTCGTATAGGTCTGAAACCATCTTTAAAAGGGCAGTCTTCATTGTCTGAGGAGTTGTAGTATAACCGCAAGTATAAGTAAACCTAAACTCGTTCTGATAAATGCTAGTCATGTACACCTTTTTGGTTGTTTCGCCAAGCACTTGATAACCTCCTACAGGTATTACTACCCAATTTGTGCCATCCCAATATTCTACTACAGATATTGTGTTTGTGGGTACATAAGGAAGCTCTATAAATTCATCTACATAAGCTACAACCCTTAAACTTCTAGGAGTCATTGCAACTCCAGCATATTGCTCAAGTCTTGTTTGAGCTGTATTGATTAAAGATGTAATCAAAGTATCATCTTCGTTGTAGTCTACTCTAAGGTAATTCTTAGCTTCCGCTAAAGTAACCACTGTGGCTGTAGGTGCTACTGTGGTCGTAATATCTCTTACTATTTGCATTATGCCATTATTTTTACAAAAATAACTAAAATATAGCGGACATAAAAAAGGGGCAGCTTTTTAGGCTACCCCTTATATTTTAGATTAATCTAAGATTATCCTACGTTACCGAAATCACCATATACAAACGCACTGTTGTAGTAGATAGGGAATGCAATACGAGCTTCAACTCTTACAGTAATCAAGTTCTTTTGGAAGTTGTCGCTATCCATTTCAGAGAACTGAACAGAGATACCTTGATTTTGCATGATTTGAGCACCCATAGCCCAGTCACCTACTAAGAACTTGTCAGCAGCGATAGCTGTAGACTTGAACACAGGTACACCAGCGATAGATAAGTTACCATCAGTTGTAACAACTGTAGAAGCAGGTAAGCTGTAAGCAGCGTTAGTGTTCTTAGTGTTTACGATAGCAGCCCAATCTGTAGGGTTGATTAAGATACCGTTAGCGCTATAGTTAGCAGCTTCAACTTGTGCAATAGATTGTACTAATTGCTCAACGTCAACTGTAGCAGCACCTGCGAAAGCAGAAGCAACAGTAGTTAAACCAGTTAAGTTAGGAGCAGTACCATTACCATTCAATAACTGAGCATCTTCAGCTAATAAATACTTCTCTAACAAACGAGCTTGTAAGAAAGAAGTCATAGCAGGAACATCATCCAACATTTGACGAGAGATTCTTACAAAACCAGCAATGTACTGAGCTGGAGCATCAGTCATTGTAATATCGAAATCGATTTGAGATTTAGCAGAACCTTGTACTTGTGGAGCTGCATCACCTTCACCACCTGTTTCCTTAGGGAAAGTGAATAAACCTGTAGAGATAGTTCCTACTGGTAATAAGCTTCTCAAATGCACCTTACGAGAAGGAAGAGCATATACTTGAGGAGCATATTGTCTTTGAATGTCGCCAGTTAAGTTAACTGCTTCAGTCATGTTACCTACTGCCTTAGTGTCTAATACAAAGCCAGAACGCTTTACTTCACCACGACCTAATTTTGCGATGCTGTCAGCATTCTTTTCGATTGCGTCAGCAAGAGTTGCATTGAACCCTTTTACTTGATTTTCGTTCATTGTCTTACGATTGTTTTTTGCCTCTAATTTGTCAGCAGCGTCTTTCACTACAGCAACTTGAGATTTTAATTCTTCTAATTCTGATTTTAAGCCATCTACCGCTACTGCGTTATCAGCTTTTAATGTTTCGATAGCACCGTTTACTTCGGTTTTAACGCCTTCGAAAGCACTTTTAATTTCTTCTACCATTAGTTGAAAATTTTAAATGATTGTAAATATTTGTTTATCTCGATTTCAACGGAAATCATCGGGTCTTCCTCTTCCTCCAATGCTTCATCTTCTGGCATTTCGACTGTGCCTTCAGATGATGGTTGCGGTTGTTCTTCAAGGTCGACTGACTCTTCATCTTCCATCTCAGCAAGATATTGTTGTAATTGCTTAAGTTTAAGTTCCAACAATTCAAATGTTTCATCAGTAAAGTGACCGTTTCTTAAAGACTTGATAGTTTTACCCATCTCATCTACAAGAACAGACTTTATTTGACTCTTCACTCCTACTGTTGGTGTATTTGCGTTTGCACCCCACAATACTGAACTACCCTCAAACAATTTAATTTCATTGATTTCGTTATAGCCTGACTTCGCTTGTGACTTGATAGTCTGAAAGCCGATGCTATGTTCTGTGATATGACCTTCTTTATACAACTCATAAGTATCGTTACCTAATGTTGTATTAGGCATCTTTACTCTAGCCTTTAGACCAAATCCATCTTCCATCATCTCGAATGGTTTAGCAATTGGTTTCTCAGTTGAGTGGTTAAATAAATGCCAGATTCTATTCTTGGCACTAGGTCCGTTTTCCTTTAGGGTTTTAGTGAATGCACCTGGTACAATAACATCGCCATCGCTGTCAACATTACCAAACGCAGAATAGTAGACTGTGATAATTCTACCATTATCTTCCATGTCTACTGGAGCACCACTTACCGCTTTCTTGTTATAAAAGTTACTCATATTTTTTATTTAAGCTATATAAACTGTGCAGCATCTACAGTTGCAGTTATTTACTGCTAACCCTGCTGCATCATGTGCATATTGCATTTCTATTAGTCCATAGTCAGGAGTGTTTACTAGGAATGGTTGATTAACAGGGATTCTTACACCTTTGTTGTCAGGATTCGTTTGTCTATCTAAATCCCTGTGCCATAATCTTGGCTTACCACTCTTAGCTGGATATTCAG